AAATTAGGTGTGCCACTCGAAGAATATGCGAAGTTCGTGAGGACTGAATGACCAATAAAAATATAAAAAGCCACTCGACTAGGGCTGAAGCTAGTCGCAAAATAGTATATCAACCTCCTAATTATTTAGAGGCCCCTAAACCAAAAGTAGATGGAATCAAATACCGATGGGTTAGAGTTTCTGCGGGTGGGGAGGATGATTCACAAAACGTATCAAAAAAACGAAGAGAAGGATACGAATATGTGCGTGCTGACGAACACCCAGAATTCGATGCACCAACACACGAGACAGGAAAATACGCTGGCGTGATTGGTACAGGAGATTTAGTTTTAGCAAAAATCCCAACAGAAATGTCTGATGCAAAAAAAGAATATTTTGAGCAAAAGACACAAAGGCAAAGCCGTGCTGTTGATGCGGATATTTTTAAAGAACAACATCCCTCAATGCCAGTTCATCAAAAACGTAGTTCTTCAACAACAACAGGTAAAAGAAAAACCGAGTTTAGTGAAGAATAGAATTCTTATTGTAAGGTGCTTTTTTAACAATTAGCAATAGGAGAATAAAATATGGCAAACGTAGATGCTGCATTTGGTGCTAAAGCTGTAAGACATGTTACAGGTGGAACTATTCGAGCTAATGAGTGGAAAATAATTGGAGATGGAACATCTTCAACAGCTATTTTTACTGGTGATTTTGTTAAATTATTAAGCACAGGCTACATTGATGCAGCCGCTGCTGGTAACAGAATACTAGGTGTATTTGCAGGTTGCAATTATACCAACTCATCTGGCGAACAAGTTTTTTCTAAATATTACCCAGCGAGCACAACAACACAAGGTAGTGGAGATATTACTGCACTTGTGTATGACGACCCCAATATTGTTTTTTCAATTCAATCTTCTGGTAGTGCTGATTTTGCCGATATCGGTAATTTAGCAAACCACGTTGCAGGAGCAGGTAGTACAACTACCGGTAGTTCTGCACATGAGATTGACGGAACAACAGGAACTGGCACAGCAGGATTAAGGATTCTTGGGCTGTACAATGAACCAAAAAATGCCTACGGTACTAATGGCGTGTTAGAAGCAGTTATATGGGAACATGAACTGTCCGGACATGATCAAAGTACAGCAGGCGTATAAAATAAGGAGTAAATTATGCCGATTAGTAGATCGCAACTCGTTAAAGAGTTGGAACCGGGACTTCACGCCTTATTTGGTTTGGAGTACAAAAGATGGGAACGTGAGCATGCTGAAATTTTCAATGAAGAAAGTTCAGACAGAGCCTTTGAAGAAGAAACACTTCTTTCTGGGTTTGGTGCTGCACCAACTAAATCAGAAGGTGGATCAGTAGAGTATGATTCTGCCGCAGAACAGTGGACTGCAAGATATATACACGAGACTATCGCTTTAGCATTCTCAATTACTGAGGAAGCTGTAGAAGATAATCTTTATGATACTTTATCTAAGAGATACACTGCGGCGTTAGCACGTTCAATGGCTTACACTAAACAAGTTAGGGGTGCTGATGTATTAAACACAGCATTTGCAACAACTGGTGGAGACGGCGTTACATTAGCTAACACTGCTCACCCAACCGCACTAGGTGGAACCTGGTCTAACAGATCTGCGACGGACGCAGATATTAACGAAACCTCATTAGAACAAGCGATGATTGATATTGCTGGTTTTATCGACGAAAGAGGACTAAAAATTGCAATGCAAGGAAGAAAATTAATTATTCCTGTAAACATTCAGTTTGTAGTTGATAGAGTCTTGAACTCAACTCTAAGAGTCGGTACTGCTGACAACGATATTAACGCTCTGAAAAATATGGGCATGCTACCAGGTGGTTACTCAGTTAACCATTATCTAACAGATACTGATGCATGGTTCATTAAAACAGATTGTCCTAATGGATTCAAACACTTCACAAGAGCTGCCCTTGCTACTGGCATGGAAGGCGATTTTGATACAGGAAATATGAGATACAAAGCTCGTGAGAGATATAGCTTTGGTTACTCTGATCCTCGTTGTGTTTACGCATCTCAAGGAAGTTAATAAAAACTTACACTGGATCCTCCCAGATAGG